CGTGTCCATGCTGGAGAATGCCGCGCATCTGGGACTGCCCATCCCCGAGAAACTCAAATCCGTTCTGGCGCAGCTGCATGGGCGCATGGATGAAACTGACAACAGGGAGAGGGAGCAGCAATGAGCGAGAGAATCAATATCCCTTTCACCAATGAACACTTTGCCGCGTTCTGCGAAAAGATGCTGGGACAGCCCTACTGGTATGGCTCCTGCGCCTACAAGGCCACCGCAGCGTTGCTGAACCGGAAAAGCCGGCAGTACCCTTCCCATTACGGCAGCGCCCGTACCGCCCGCTATCAGCAGGATATTCGGAACAGGGCCGTGGTCTGCGACTGCATCGGCGGCCTGAAAGGGTACTGCTGGACGGGCGGCGGACAGTCTGCCTTGGAAGCCATCGGGACGGACAAGTCCGTAGCCAGCCGCTATGGCGCCAACGGCTGCCCGGACAAGGGCGCCAACGGCATGTTCAGCTACGCCAAATCCAAGGGTATGGTCTGGGGAACCATAGACACGCTACCGGATGTGATCGGGCTGGCGCTGTACCGGGACGGGCACGTGGGCTACACTGTAGGCGGCGGCTATGCCGTGGAGTGGCGGGGCTTTGCCTACGGCTGCGTTAAAACCAGGATCGCAGAGAGAGACTGGACCCATTGGTACCAGATCCCCTTTCTGGACTATGGGAACGCCGGGTTCGACAGTCCGAGCGGCAGCGTCTTCACGCAGGCGGCGCTGGGCAGCCGTCTGCTGCAGAACGGCAGCCGGGGAACGGACGTGCAGTCTTTGCAGGAGCAGCTGATGAAGCTGGGATATTCCCTGGCGAAATACGGCGCGGACGGAAAGTTCGGAGCGGAGACGGAAAAAGCGGTGAGGGCGTTCCAGCGGAAGGCCGGGCTGACCGTGGATGGAAAGTACGGGAGCCTGACCCACGACGCTCTCATGGATGCGGTATCCGATGAGGAAGCACCTGGCACGGAGCAGCCGCCCGTGGACAACGAAAAGAAAGTGGCGATCGTCTCTTCCGGCGGCAGGGTCAACATCCGCTGCGGCAACGATGAAAGGTACGGCAGGATCACGCAGGCGTCCGCCAGGCAGCGCTTTCCCTATGTGGCCACCGCCGAGAACGGCTGGCACGCATTGGAAATCGCGGGCAAGGTGGGCTGGGTATCCGGGAAGTACTCGGAACTCGTCTGATTGAACCGACTGTAACTCACAACTGTATTGCGACGGCCTTCTCTTTAAGAGGGAGAGCCGTTTTTTTGAAATGGGAGGCTGCATCATGTTACGGGAACAGCAGGAAGAAATTCGGAGATTGCGGGCCTCCGGCGAAGGGTATAAGCGCATTGCCGGGATGCTGGGCTTATCCGTGAACACGGTGAAATCGTTCTGCCAGCGGAAAAATGTAAAGCAGGAGACAGGACGCCCTGATGATACCGCGGCGAAAAGCTGCGTTTACACGTCGCGGGAAAATGTTACCAGCGAATCCCTCTGCCTGCGGTGCGGAAAGCCCGTCGTACAGACACCTGGCAGGCGGGAACGGCTCTATTGCTCGGATGCGTGTCGAATGGGATACTGGCGAAGTCAGGCAAAGCCCAGGGGCGAGATTCGCCGCTGCGCCGGATGCGGGAAGGTGCTGCTGGGGCATGACCGAAACCGGAAATACTGCTGTCATGCCTGTTATATTGCGCATCGCTTTGGAGCCAATGAGAGGTGAACGTTATGCCTGATAAAACGAGTGTAATGGATGATCTGCCCATGCTGACCCATGATCAGTTTCAGCGGGAACTGTCCTATCGCACGGCGCTTTCCGCTGCAAGGCGATTGCTAACCGAAGAGATCATCACCCGAAGGGAATTTGTGCGAATTGATGCATTCCTGCACCGGAAATTCTCGCCTGTATGGGGCGGATTGTATCCAGATAACGGTTGATTCTTTCCCCGAAAAGAGGGATATATGGTTGCGGGAGGTGGGAAAACCATCATGGAACAGGCAATGGAACAATCAAAGAAAATGATCATCCGCAAGGTAAAGCCTGCCGCGGCCATGCCCCGTTTGGAGCGGGTTGCGGCCTACTGCCGAGTATCCTCCGGCAAGGACGCCATGCTGCATTCGCTGTCCGCTCAGGTCAGCCATTACAGCGAGCTCATTCAGCGCCGCCCCGGCTGGGCCTATGCGGGGGTGTACGCAGATGAAGCCCTGACCGGAACAAAGGACGACCGACCGGAGTTTCAGCGGCTGC